CAAAAGGTAGGGTTGCGATATTACCATGTAGACCAGGTGATAGAGTTTACACAATAAGCCGTACTGATTGTCCTTGTGAAATATGTATACACGGCAAAGAAGTTGGATATTCGGCTTTAGACTGTGTACGTCAACACAAAGATTATGAATGTCCTCCGCCACAATACATAATACAAGTACATATCTGCGAAGGGTTTACGATTCATGGGGATGCAGATGGAAATCCGATTGTATCCAATCCCGGGGAATGGGGATATGAAGGACTTGAACAATTTTACGGATGTGATGGAAATATTTATTACGATTATGAGGCTGTTAAGGAAGCTGTTGAAACTTTAAGAAATAATAACTAATTTCACATTTAAGATAATTATGTGAAGGAGTGGTGAGCACATGAAATGCGACACCAAAAACTGCAGTATAGCAAAAACATGGAAATTTAGACCCAGAGAATGTCTTGCGTGCGATTGTAATGGTTACTGTGGCTATGTAGCTGATATTGTTATATTTCCTGCTATGTTTTTTAAATCTGAAAGGAGTGATTAGATGAAAGATATATTTGAAAGCACGAAAATAAAATTTATCGACAACAGCAATTCAATGTCGTTGTCACTTTATGAATGTTGTGCGTGTCGCTGGAGATTTTTTGGCGATGTTGTCAGGTTTGGCCACGAAGGCTTTGATTCACAGAGTCAAGAAATGCCAAACTTCTGCCCTATGTGTGGCAGAGAAATCGAAGAGATTTTGACCGAAACACTTAGAAAACATGACGAAAGGAGAAACGTATGACGGAATTACAACTTTACAAATTCTGCCAAGATAAAGAAATTGAGTGGCGTGAAGATAGGCTAATTCTATGGATCCCTTATTCAGACATAGAAGAATTTGTAAAAATGATTGGCTATGACTATTTCAGTGATGTTGGTATTGATGTATGTCTGCTATACAACTGTATTGCAGTAGAATTAAACGAGATATGCGCAGATTTTGAGATTGACCCTGAGAATATTTTGGAGAAAGACTATTGAAAGTGCGAAAGGAATGATTAAATGAGAACTTGCTATATAAATGTATCACCTAAAGATGTGGAGCACATTGTCTCTCAGATAAAAGAACAAAATCCCGATGGTGTCATTGTTTTGGCTCCTATTAACCCGATGAATACCTATGCTCCAGGTAAAAAAAGAGATGTTTTCAGAATTACTTTCGAAGCGATTATTCCGACAGAAGCCATTACAGGTAAAAACTGTTTAATGAATTTCGGTGGAATGATGCTTTTGATGCTACCTAAAAATCGAATAGAGCCTCAATTCTTAAAAAGAGAATAAATAACAAAATTTGCCGGGATAGCTTCGGGCTGATCACCCTAAGCGAAAAGTCTTTCCTGGGACCTGCCCGGCATTTTTCAGGACAAGCCAATGACAGGAGGTTGGTATAAATGGAACAACTGCTTAAAGAGTTAGTGTATAGCATATTAGAGTTGTCTCCCGAGATTGATCAGTTGCAGCTTAGGTCCAGAATTGCCGGGATACTCGCAATGTATGATATCCGGCCTGGTAAAATTACCGCTGGGCACCCGGATGTAGCTGAAAAAGTTAAGCTATACTTGGCTGCAAAGAAGCTAGAGGGGTTAAGTCCTCTTACTTTAGAGGGATACGAAATAGAACTTAGGCTTTTCGCCAACTTTGTCCAGAAGCCGGTGGAGGCTATGACAACTAATGATATCAGGCAATTCCTTGGTAAGTTTGAGGATCTAAAGTTAAGTTCTATCTCACGGAAGCTATCGGTACTAAAATCCTTTTTCGGTTGGTTAACAGAAGAAGAAATTATTCCTAGAGATCCAACCCGGAAGATAAAACCGCCCAAAAAGGAAAAGCACTTGCCAAAGGCGTTGAGCATTGAGGAGTTAGAGCTGATTCGTGAGAGCTGTCAAACCCCAAGAGAAAGGGCCCTAGTGGAAGTGTTTTATGCCACTGGCTGCCGTCTAAGCGAGATACAGCAGTTGAACAGACAGGATATAGACTGGCAGCAGCGCAGCGCGAAGGTAATCGGAAAGGGCAACAAAGAGCGCGAAGTATACTTTTCATTCAAAGCCATCTATCACCTGAAGAAGTATCTCAAGACAAGAGATGATATTGTGCCCGCGCTATTCGTGACCCAAAGAAAGCCTTACAGGCGGATGAGCAAAAGGGCAATACAAAGAGAGTTTGATATCATAGCTGCCCGGGCCGAGATAAGCAAAAACCTGCATCCGCACGTGATGAGGCACACGATGGCCACACTGACGCTGAATAACGGAGCTGATATAGTAGCAGTTCAGTCACTGCTTGGCCACAGTAACCCTGCAACCACTCAGGTGTATGCACAGCTAACATCCGGGCGGAGGAAAGAACAGTATCAAAAATACTTAGTCCAATAATTAATAAGGAGTGAATAAAACTCCATGCTTATATACGACAGAAAAATAACCATTTCATCTGCCGGCAGCCGCTGGGCAAAGAACTGGCCAGCTCAGACCATATACTGGTCAGAGTTGATAAAGAAGCTCAGAGTACCCGTCCGGAGTACTGAACCTCTTGTTGAGTATTTAAAACTGCCCAAAGCCCAGCAAGACGACCTTAAGGATGTCGGTGGTTTCGTCGGCGGCACACTGATAGAAGGCCGCAGAAAAGCTTCAACAGTAGCCACAAGAGACATAATCACTCTTGACCTTGACAACATCCCGGCCGGCGGCACTGCCGATGTGCTTCGCCGGCTGGACGGGTTGGGCTGTGCTTATGCCACCTACTCCACCCGGAAGCACGAAGAAGCTCGGCCCCGCTTACGAGTACTCATACCAACCGATAGATCGGTACTAGCTGATGAATATGAGCCGATTGCCAGGAAGATGGCTGAAATAATCGGTATAAACCTGGCAGACCAGACAACGTTTGAAGCTCACCGGCTCATGTACTGGCCAAGCTGTTGCTCAGACAGCCAATATGTGTTCCAGTTCGGTGACAAGCCTTTCCTAAGTGCCGACGGTATTTTGGCCATGTACCGGGACTGGCGGAATGTAGCAGAGTGGCCGGAGGTACCTGGACAGCAACAAAAAGCTACCAAACTGGCTGCCAAACAGGGGGATCCGCTGGAGAAATCTGGCGTTGTGGGTGCCTTTTGCAAAGCGTATGACATCTACAGGGCTATAGAGGTGTTTCTTCCGGGTGTTTATGAGCCGGTGGCCGGCAGCTCGGATAGGTTCACCTATACCGGCGGTTCCACGGTAGGCGGGGCAGTTGTCTACGACAATGGGAAATTCCTTTGCTCCCACCATGCCACTGACCCATGTTCCGGCCGGCTGGTTAATGCTTTTGATCTTGTCCGGCTGCACAAATTTGGAGAGCTGGACGATGAGGCCAAGCTCGGCACACCAACCAACCGGCTGCCGAGCTATGAGGCAATGTACGAATTTGCCGCCGCTGATGAACAAGTGGCCCTACTGCTTAACCAGGAACGATATGAGAAAGCTACTCAGGAGTTTGCGGCCAGCCCAGATGATGATGCTAACTGGATGAAAAAGCTGGCCGTCAGTTCCACTACCGGGTTGCCGGCAAAAACTATCAACAATGTTCTTGTCATCCTGGAAAATGACCCACTGTTAAAAGGAAAACTGGCCTTTGATGAGTTCGCTAACCGGGGTATGGCTTTGGGAGCGTTACCGTGGAACAGCCGGACAGAAAGACGGGTTTGGGAAGATGCCGACGATGCCGGGTTAATGCACTATCTGGAGCATGTTTATAAGATTCAAATTGCTGATAAGCGTATGTACGCTGCTATGACTTTGTGCGCTCACAAAAACCGGTTTAACGAGGTCCAGGAATATCTGACAAGTTTAAAATGGGACGGAATTAAACGCTTGGATACTCTGCTCATTGATTACCTGGGAGCCGAAGACAATGTTTATACCAGAGCAGTCATTCGGAAGTCATTAGCGGCCGCCGTAGCTCGAGCGATGACACCTGGGTGTAAATACGACTATATGCCCATCTTTGTGGGCCCACAAGGAATAGGTAAAAGTACTTTTTTAAGAATACTTGGTCGACGGTGGTTTTCCGATAGTCTTCAAATATTCGAAGGTAAAGAAGCCGCAGAAATGATCCAGGGAGTATGGATCAACGAGCTTGGAGAACTGAACGGCCTAAGTCGAGCAGAGACAAACGCGGTAAAACAATTTCTGAGTCGAACAGAAGACATCTACCGGGAACCATATGGTAGACGAACGGGGGTATATTCCCGTCGGTGTGTGTTTTTCGGAACAACCAATGACAGTGAATTTCTAAGAGACCGGACCGGGAACCGGCGCTTTTGGCCCGTGGACGTGGGGTTACAGGAACCAACTAAAAATGTATTTACCCAACTGGAAGAAGAAGTTGATCAGATATGGGCTGAGGCATTTTTGGCCTGGCAACTAGGAGAACCTTTGTATTTATCCGGTGAAGCCGAAAGAATTTCAGTACAAGAGCAGGAAGCCCATAGAGAAAGTAATGCCAAAGAGGGTGTTATTCGAGAATTTGTAGAGAGGCAAGTACCAACCAATTGGTACAAGCGGAGCTTATCAGAACGGCGCATGTACTGGTCAGGGGAGTTCAAAAACCAAACAGAAAAAACCGTACCAAGAGATAGAATTTGCGCAGCTGAAATCTGGTGCGAGCTTTTTGGAAAAGACATCAGTTTTATGCGCCGACAAGATGTAATTGAAATAAATGGGATCCTGGATAATTTACCAGGTTGGAAAAAGGACAAAAACGCACGCCAATTTGGTAGAGCATATGGCCACCAAAGAGGGTATTCTAGGCAAATATCTTTGACACAAATGCCTGACACATCTGACACATTGACACATTCCAGGATTATACAATTTGACACATCTGACACATCTGACACAGTTAATGTGTCACCCTAAAGGCCTTGGGCTATAAGGGTTTATATATTATTGACACATTTGACACATTTACAATTAAAGAAATAAAAAATAAAGAAAAATAGAGGGGGTAGGTGGTATATATACCCCTCTAATATAGCCTAAATAAGAAATACACATATACGCGTATAGGAACTGTGTTTGTGTGTCAAAGCTCTTAAAATTCGCGAAGGTGTGATTGGTGTGAAAACGATATCGGATTTTTTACAGATAATTCAACAGGATGGAGAGTTAAAGAGATTGATTTTTAAATTCTGTTATCCCCAGATTACGTATCACGAAAAAAGTGAGTATAATCCGCGGTTTCACTCTGTACGAACAAAATTTGGAATTGCAGTTGAGACTTTTTGGAGTGGTTTAGAAGGGGCAAAATTCAGGTGTCTCCTGGAACATAAATATGGGATACAGCTGAACAGTGAAAATCGGTCCAAAATCAAAGATGCCTTATTACTGTATTTTGCGGAGGAACGGTAATGCGGGAACGAGACATTGAAGTGTACTTACGGGACCAAGTAAAAGCCGCCGGCGGCATTGCCTATAAATTTATTTCCCCTGGTAATGCTGGGGTGCCAGACCGGATGATATTACTTCCTGGCGGCCAAGTTGTATTTGTCGAATTGAAAGTACCGGGTAAAATACCGACCCCCTTGCAGTTGAGACAACAAACGAGAATTCGCAACTTGGGTTTTCAAGTCCTGACCCTGGACAGCAAAGAGGGGGTAAACGAATTCATCAAAGGAGTTAGGTGCAGTTGAAGTTTGTACCGCATAGTTACCAGAAATACTGTATTCATAGGCTTTTGACCGATGAGGCATTGGGGCTTTTCCTGGACATGGGTTTGGGCAAAACAGTAATCACCTTAACAGCAATAAATGACCTGAAGTATAACCGGTTTGCAGTGAGCAAAGTGCTTATCATCGCCCCGAAAAAAGTGGCAGAAGCAACCTGGAGTAAAGAGGCGGCAAAGTGGGGCCATTTAAAATTGTTGCGGATATCTCTGGTGCTTGGTCCAGTAAGCAGGCGGATTCGAGCCCTGAACACACCGGCAGATATTTACGTTATCAATCGGGAAAACGTGCCGTGGCTAGTCGAATACTACCGGAACGCTTGGCCCTTCGATATGGTGGTAGTGGATGAGTTTAGCAGTTTCAAAAATCACCAAGCAAAACGGTTTAAAGCTCTTAGCTGGGTACGGAAACATATTAAACGTTTTGTCGGGCTTACCGGCACTCCGGCACCAAATGGATTATTAGACTTATGGGCACAGGTGTATTTACTGGACGAAGGAAAACGTCTTGGGGCTAAGATCACGCATTACCGGGAGAGATATTTTGAACCGGACCAGAGAGACCGGGACCATGTTTTCAGCTATATGCCTAAGCCGGGGGCAGCCGAAATAATACAGCAGAAAATCAGCGATATCTGCGTGAGCATGAGAGCGGAGGACTACTTAGAACTGCCTGATTGCATCCCGGTAAATGTGCCGGTGGTGCTGGACCAAAAAGCCCAGGCAGCCTATGACAAGCTGGAAAGAGAAATGCTTCTTGAAGTGGATGAGTCCACAATAGATGCTGGCAGCGCGGCAGTCCTGACAAACAAACTTCTACAGCTGTGCAACGGGGCTGTGTATGACGAGAATAAAAACATGGTGGAAATCCATAAGTGCAAGATTGAGGCCTTTATGGAGCTTATCGAGGGATTGAACGGGCAGCCGGCGCTGGTGTTCTATAATTTCCAGCACGACCTGGTCAGAATTAAAAAAGCCCTGGCTGGATCCGGGCTGAGAATACGAGAGCTAAAAGGGCCCCAGGATGAGGATGATTGGAACAACAAGAAGATTGATATCTTACTTGCGCACCCGGCCAGCGCCGCCTATGGTCTGAACCTTCAGAAGGGTGGAAATCATGTTATCTGGTTTGGCCTTAACTGGTCCCTGGAGCTGTACCAGCAGGCCAATAAGAGGTTACACAGACAGGGCCAGGCCGAAAAAGTAATTATCCATCACCTGGTTGTGTCCGGGGGCGTGGATGAGGATGTCATGGCGGCTTTGGAGGACAAGGGCAGCACGCAGGACAAGCTGATGAACGCCCTGCGGGTAAGGATTGAAAAACACAAAGAGGGAGGGGTTAGTAGGTAATGAACACAGCAAAAGCCGATGAAGGCAAACTACGGCTGACTTTGGTACCACGACAAATAATCCGGGACATTGCCGCTATTCGGGAATATGGGACTAAAAAATATGGCGATTCGGAAAACTGGCGTAAGGTAGAAAAAGAAAGATACCGAGATGCGGCTTTCAGGCACTTCCTGGCTTACTTGGACGACCCGGAGGGAAAAGACGAAGAAAGCGGGCTGCCGCACCTGTGGCACCTGGCGTGTAATATAGCATTTTTATGCGAAATGGAGGTTAAGAAAAATGAAAAATACATTAGGTGATTTAAACAACCATCTTTTTGCACAGCTTGAACGTCTTGGCGAAGAAGATCTAAAAGGTGAAAAATTGCAGGAAGAAATTAATCGGGCAAAGGCAATTTCAGATATCGCAGCGCAAATCATAGCGAACGGGTCTTTAGTTCTGAAAGCTAGAATGTTCATGCACGAGTACGGCAATGGAGATCATGCAGACAAAAAATTGCCCCCGATGTTGAGGGCGGAATTTTTCAGGGAGTAATACAAAATGACCAAGCATTATTTCACTTCGGAACATCGTGAATTTATCAAGGACCGCGTAAAAGGCCGCAGCAATGCAGAATTAACAGAAATGTTCAACAGGCATTTTGGGTTGAATTTAACCTGTAATCAAATTAAAGTTTTTAAGAAAAATCACAAGCTAAACAGTGGTTTGACCGGTCAGTTCAAACCGGGTCATATACCGTTCAATAAGGGCAAAAAAGGAATCAACTGCGGCGGAAAAGCCACTCAATTCAAAAAAGGACACGCCCCATGGAATTATAAGCCGATAGGGACTGAGCGGATTAGCGCAGACGGGTATGTAGAGGTAAAAGCGGCCGACCCGAACAAGTGGAAAGCAAAACACGTGTTGATTTGGGAAGCCGCCAACGGTCCGGTCCCGAAAGGGCATGCGGTCATATTCGGGGATGGCAACAAGAGGAACCTCAATCCTGAGAACCTGATACTTGTTTCTCGGGAACAATTGGTCCGGTTAAACCAAAAGAACTTAATCCAGAATGACGTTGAATTAACAAAAGCAGGGATAATCATTGCGGACATTTATAACAAAATAGGGGAGCTAAGAAGAGGGTGCAAGAAAAAGCGAGGTAAGGAGGGATAGAGGCGTGCCAACAATCATGATAGCCGTACAATGCCCTATATGCGGGTACTACATGGACGCCGTTACCGAGACGGCGGCAAAATGCGAGCGATGTGGCGCCATGCTGGACCTGGAAAATGTCAAGTACTCTGACTGGTGGGCCGAAAGAAAGAAGGAGAGGGCCAGGCTGACGGGAATAGAGGAGGGAAGGTCAATTGACAAAAGAAAAACTAAGACAGTACCAGTACTTGAAAAAAGAAATTCTTCTACTGGAGGAGGAAATCGAGAAGTTAAGGACAAGTCTCTTAGCGCCGCCAAAGCCCGACGGCCTGCCAAAAAGTAATTGTGCAGTGGACAGGACTGGTAATATTATCGCTAAGATAGTGGACTTTGAAAGTAAACTGAACGACTATTTATACCAGTTAATTACCTTGAGGGGGGAAATCGAGGACGCAATCATAAGATTGCCGGCAGATCAACGGCTGCTGATGAGATTGAGATATATCGAGGGAAGGAGATGGGAAACTATAGCTGTGGAAATGAATTATGCTTGGGCTCAAGTACATCGGATTCATGGGCAAGCATTAAAAGCAGTTGGAGAAAATGATACAAAATGATACACTTACCTGTGATATTATGATATCGTGAAGAAGCATCTGCGGAAGCAGGTGCTTCTCGTATTTGGTGGCCGAAAAGGGCGGAAAAGGTACACCTCATACAGCTGCGGGGCGGGGGCGGCGAGGTGTAAAAATATGTCGTTATTTTTGTAAAGGAATGCGTCTCCTTTTGCCGAATAGAGACGGTGAAAGGAGGTGGTAATGATGCCAGATAATATCAGTGTAAAACCGACACCAATTCAAAGAAATCCACTTGATGTAGCAACAGAATTAACACAGTTATATTTTTCCAGACAACCTTTCGATACAGTAGAAGATATACAAAACGCTTTCCTGCAGTTTTATTCTGTGGCTGAATTTGCAGAAAAAACCTCGTTAAAGTATATGGCAAATTATACGCCAGAACAACTGAAAGAAATAATAGAGAAGATATACAGATGAGAGCCTTCGGGCTCTTTTATTTTGGAGTTGATTATATGCCGACAAAATCAAAGCGCCCATGCAGCTGGCCGGGGTGCCCGGAGCTGACAACAGAGCGGTACTGTGAGAAGCACAAGAAGCAGGAGCAAAGACGGCAGGATGAAAGACGGGGCACAGCGGCGCAAAGGGGATATGATGCAAGGTGGAGAAAGGCAAGGAAACGATTCTTGAGTGCTAACCCACTATGCGCAGAGTGTATGAAGCAAGGAAAGATAGTTCCTGCTATTGTTGTTGACCATATAAGGCCTCACAAAGGAGACTACGAGCTTTTCTGGGATGAATCGAATTGGCAACCGCTTTGCAAGCAGTGCCATGACAGGAAGACAGCTACTGAAGATAGTAACTTTGCTAGGGGTAGGGGGGTATAAATCCCTGCAGCCTTTCGGCCCTAGACCGCGCGCCCAGCTTCGCGCGAAATTTTTTCCCAAAACTAAACAGTTTGGAGGTGGTCCTGATGCCAGGAGGCAGACCAACAAAACCCTTGGTCCTGGTGAAGGGCCATCGGACAAAAGCTGAAAAGGAAGTAAGAGAAAAAGCAGAGAAGAAACTGCTTACGGGTATCTCTTTAAAAGAATGGCCCGAGGTTAAAGACGATCCCATAGCACATAAAGAATTCAAACGGTTAAAAAAAGTCCTTAAGGCCATAGACCAAGATAATGCTCTTCACGAGGCAGTAATCAACCGGTATTGTTTGCTGCACAGCGAATGCAAGGGGGTGGAACTCTTAAAGGAACAATGTAATGACGACCTCAAAGAGGTTTTTGAGGCTTATCAGAAACAAGAAATAGATTTCCTTACATACCTGGAAAAGAAAGAAGGCATCCAGAACAGGTTTTTAGCCCTCGATAAAAAGCTCATGGAAAAGCGCAAAATGATGCTTGCTATAGAAAAAGAGAATGTTATGACTATTCAGTCGGCGTTACGCTCCATACCGAAGACACCAGACAAAAGTGCTGAGAAATCTCCAATGGCCGCTTTTTTAGAACGAAGGCAGGCTGGGAAAAATGCGACATGATAAGGATAGAGCACTGGAACCTATAGAGTTTATACAGATGTTAAAAGCGGTTGACGATTTTTACGGTCAACCCTTTTTATTGCTCGATTGGCAGTATGATGTGCTTTGGAATGTATATGGAACAGTGAAGGATGACGGATACAGACAATATAGATACGCTTATCTCGAAATCCCGAAAAAAAACGGCAAGACCTCTCTCATAGCCGCAATAGCTTTATATCACTTGACATGTGATGGACCAGGCGGGCAAATATGTTGTTGCGCAGCTGATAGAGGACAAGCAGAACTTGTATATAAAGCAGCTTGCGGCATGAGGGAACAGTCAGAAGAATTGCAAGAAATATTAAAGCTAACAGACAGTAAAAAAGAAATTAAAAATACACTTACAGGTACTACGCTAAAAGTGCTTTCTGCAGAAGCATATACAAAGCACGGGCTCAACCCTACGGTTGTAATTTTCGATGAGCTCCATGCTCAACCAAACCGTGACTTATGGGATGTCATGACATTTGGCGCAGGGGCAGCACGAAAAGAGCCACTCTGGTGGGTTATAACTACTGCTGGAGACGATCCAGATCGCAAATCAATAGGATGGGAAATACATGAGTATGCAAGAAAAGTGCGAGATGGAGAAATTTATGACCCAACCTGGTATGTAAAGATATATGGTGCGCCTGAAGATGCTGACATATTCGATGAAAAAACATGGTATATGGCAAATCCTTCACTTGGTAAGACAATTAGCATCGAAACCGTAAGGCAGGAGGCATTACAAGCTAGAAATAGTGAAAGTGCAGAGCGGCTATTCCGATGGTTAAGACTTAATCAATGGATAGCTGTAAAACAGGTAGGATGGCTGCCATTAACATTGTGGGATGCAACTACCGGCAAATGGAGTAAGTCCGAGCTAATCGGCAAGCGATGTTATCCCGGGCTTGATCTATCAAGCACAACGGACTTGACCGGATTGGTGTTGTTATTCCCGCCACAAGATGGAATAGGTGAATGGCGGTTTATATCTGAAGGCTGGATTCCTGAAGACAATATGAAAGAGCGTTCACGGCGTGACAAGGTGCCGTACGATAGATGGGTGAATGCAGGATATCTACATGCAACTCCCGGGAATGTAGTAGACTATGAATTTGTTGAAGCAAGGATTTTACAGCTTAGTAAGCAATATAAGTTTGAATATATGGGTACCGACCCATGGAACAGCCGTATGCTGACGCAAAGGCTTGCAAAAGAAGGCTTAAATATACTGGAAATACCACAGAATATGGCGCATATGTCTCCGGCCATGAAGGAAACTGAAAGGCTTATGAGGTCGGGACAAATAACACATGAAGAAAACCCATTGGCTAGATGGTGTTTTGGTAATGTAATTGTGGCCCAGGATGGAAACGAAAACGTAAAGCCTATGAAAAATAAATCTGTAGACCGTATAGATTTGACTGTTGCGCTTATAAACGCAATGGCTGTAGCAATGCGGATGGAAGGGCAAACATCAGTCTACGAAACCCGTGGCGTTTTAACGGTATAAGGCAGGTGAGGAAATTGAAAATACCTAAAATTCCTAAGCCGGATTATAATGACTTTTTGATAATCATTGGCGGATTATCGTTAGCCAAGGGGCTATACATGATATATCCGCCTTTAATGTTTATCATTTTAGGGCTTGCATTTATCTGGCTTGGGCTGCCGGAAAGGCGGTGATCTAATTGGGAATTCTGGCAAAAAAGTTATTAAAAAATTTTACTTTAGCTGACTGGGATAAACAAATTAAAATGGCTATCATCGGTACCCAATCCAACAGCGGGATAACGGTAAATGAGTCAACTGCCATGAGGTTTACGGCAGTTTTTGCATGCATAAGGGTACTTGCGGAGACTCTCGCATCAACGCCTATTATACTTTATAGAGACAGAAAGCCCGGGGATAAATCCAGCGGCAAAGACAGAGCAGCCGAGCACCCACTTTACGACATACTTAAAAGCGTACCAAACCGATATATGCCTTCCTTCACATTCAAAGAAACAATGATGGGGCATATTGTAACATCGGGCAACTGTTATGCTCAGATAATACGAAACAGAAGGGGACAAGTGACTGAACTCAATATCATCCCCTGGACGCAAATTGAACCTGAACAAGACACAGAAACTGGCGAAATACGCTACAAAACAAACGACAGGGGCAAAACAGTATATTTGCCGTTTGAGGAAGTGTTTCACATCCCAGGGCTTGGATTTGACGGCATAAAAGGCTACTCGCCGATACGCATGGCAATGGAAGCGGTAGGCCTTGGACTTGCTGCAGAGACGTTTGCCGCAAAATTTTATGGCCAGGGCACACATCTTGGAGGAGTACTGGAACATCCGGGCAAGCTTGGAGACCAAGCTCACAAGAACTTAAAATCTGATTTTGAAGAAAAGTATGCAGGAATATATAACTCTCACAAGGTTCCAATCCTTGAAGAAGGAATGACGTTTAAACAGCTTGGAATAAAGCCGGAAGAAGCACAGTTTATTGAAACTCGAAAGTTCCAGATTGAAGAAATCGCCCGCATATACAGGGTACCGTTGCATTTGCTTCAAAATTTGGATAGAGCTACAAACAATAATATTGAACATCAAAGTCTTGAATTTGTGATGTATACTATGCTGCCTTGGTTTGCTAGATGGGAACAGTATATAAACTTTAAGCTTCTCACCAAAGAAGAAAGACAACAAGGGTATTTTGCAGAGTTTTTAATTAATGCACTTTTACGAGGAGATACAAAGAGTAGAGCTATGATGTTACAGCTGATGAGACAAAATGGGGTATTGAATGCAGATGAGTGGAGAGAGCTTGAAAACATGAACCCACAGGAAGGCGGCCTAGGCAAAATTTACTTCATTAACGGTGCAATGGTGCCAGTGGAGACAGCAGCGCAGCAGAAAAAGCCTAATCAGAATGGAGGTGATAATGTAAATGAAGAATAAATTCTGGAAATTTAAAGCAAAGGATGATGGTACAGCTGAGTTACTCTTATATGGTGAGATAAGCAGCTCTACCTGGTGGGGGGATGAAGTGACGCCGAAGCAATTTAAAAAAGACTTAGACGATTTGGGAGACGTTAGCGAGATTAATGTATATATCAATAGCGAAGGAGGGGATGTGTTCGCCGGGCAAGCTATTTACAGCATGTTGAAGCGACACAGAGCAACAATCAACATATATGTTGATGGTTTAGCTGCCAGTATTGCTTCAGTAATTGCTATGGTTGGAGATAAAGTTATCATGCCGAAAAATGCTATGATGATGGTCCATAACCCCTGGACCATAGCAATAGGCACTGCTGACGATTTTAGAAAACTTGCTGATGACATGGATAAAATTAGGGAAAGCATTATCACAGTTTATACGGATAAATCCGGCATGGACCAGGACAAAATCATTGAAATGATGGACAAAGAAACCTGGATGACAGCAGAGGAAGCCGTAAAATATGGCTTTGCAGACGAAATAGAGGAGGAAAAGCAGGTAGCCGCCAGTTTAAACGGCGGTTTTTTAATGCTTAACGGACAGAAATTTGACCTATCAAAGTTCAAAAATCCACCAAAATTGGCGTTTCTAACACCTGAAAAACCACCCCAAAAGCACGATAATAACCTGCTTTCTCTATTTGAAAAACAACTTTGCATAAATAAAAACTTGTTAGGAGGTATGTTTTAATGAACAAAGAGCAGATTTTAGCTAAAATTAAGGAACTTATGGCTAAGCAGCAGGCCCTTGTCGATAAGGCAAAAGCAGAAGACAACAGGGCATTGACCGAAGATGAGGTAAAAGATTTCAATGCATGGCAAAAAGAGATCGATAACCTGAAAGACCAGTTGGAAATTGTTGAAAAGATGCAAGCAAATGCTAATTTCATGGATCAGCCCGTAAGTAAACCGGTTATTCCAGTCGACATGAGTGTTCAAGAGCCTAAGCTTGACGATGGTGGATTCAAAAACGTAGGAGAATTTTTGCACGCTGTTAAATTTGGTGACCTGAAAGGCAGGCTTAAAGCACTTTCAACCAGCGATGTTGGCATCATGATTCCCGAACAGTTTAGCCGCAATATCATGAGGCTTGACGGAGAGGCTGAGATTGTAATGCCGCGGGCAACAAATATCCCTGCTGGCAATCCGCCTGACGCTCCGTTTACAATCCCATACTTGCAGCAGGGAGCAGACGGGGTTCTTGGCGGCATTGAGCTAACTTGGACCGGTGAAGCAAAAACAGTTAGCAATGTAAATGACCCTGTAATAAAAGACTTGACCCTCACACCGCATGAAGTAAGCGGAATGGCAACCATAAACAACAAAACCTTGCAGAACTGGGAAGCATCTGGTTCCTTTGTTGAAAACCTGCTCCGTCAAGCCTGGATAAATGGCCGTGACATGAAATTCCTGCGCGGATCCGGTGCTGGCTGCCCTCTTGGGCTACTGAATGCGCCTGGTGCTATTAAAGTTAGCAGGGATACAGCAGCAACTATCAAATATGTTGATGCCGCTACGATGCTTGGAAGGCTGCTGCCTGAGGCACTCAACGGTGCAGTATGGGTTGCATCCATTACAGCACTGCCGACTATTGTGCAGATGGTGGATGGCAACAACAGACTCATCTTTGTTCAGGGAGATGCAACAAGAGGCGTTCCTTCTACTTTACTTGGAATTCCGATACTTTGGACAGGGAAACAGCCTACACTGGGCAATGAGGGAGACCTTGTACTTGCAAACTTCAGGTACTACTTGACCAAAGCAGGTTCCGGTCCGTTTGTAGCAGTATCCGAACACGTGAAGTTCACCACCAACCAGACTGTATTCAAGATTGTAGCGAACATTGACGGCCAGCCATGGGTCAAAGATCCCTTGAAGCTCGAAGACGGCGAAACAACTGTATCGCCTTACATTATTCTGCAATAATAAAAGGCCGGATTAATTCCGGCCTTACTCTAAAAATTGAGAATGGAGGTATAAAAAGTTATGAAACCTATGTATAAAAGGGCAAAGGTAGATATAGCGCTACCTGCGCAGTCCATAGTGAGTGCTAACGTAACCGGTGCATATTTTGGTATGCAGATGTACAATAAGGCACTGGCAGTACTGAATGTTGGGGCCATGGCAGACACAAACACTGCAAAAATTGAACTGTTACAGGCAAAAGATGCTTCCGGTACAGATGCAAAAGCCATAACAGGAGCAGAGGCAACCATTACTGCATCTGGATCAAAAACAAGCGGTTGTGCTTTTGTTGAGGTTGATGTTAGCAGTCTCGATCTTGCAAATGGCTTTGAGTATATTGCTGCTAAGGTGACAACGACCGGGACTATTGTTAGCAGTGTTGTGTTGTTACGCGGAGATGGGAGATTTGAGCCTGAGCAAGATGCAGATGCATTCGCTGCAGTATAAGGAGGTGAAAGGGGCTTAAAACGCCCCTTTTCTCATGGTAAAAGTTAAAACGCTAAAACCGGTACGCTTAAATGGGAAAAACATTGAAGCAGGGCAGATAGTTGAGATTGAAGAACAACTATTCAAGGCATGGCAAAAATTTGGGCTAGCCCGGGAGGTAAAGCCAGAAATGAAAAACAATTACTCTGACAAAATGATGGATTCACCCGTAACGAAAGCAGGTGAAACAGATGAGTCTAAAGCTCATAACCCCACCGACGCAGGAACCGATAACCCTCCAAGAAGCAAAAAATCACCTTCGGGTAGACGGAACCGATGAGGATACTTTGATAGCCTCGCTGATTACCGCCGCCCGGGAGTATTGCGAGGGTTTTCAGAACAGGGCATACCTGACGCAGACATGGGAAATGACGCTGGATTCCTTTCCGGATATGCCGCTGAAAATACCGAAACCGCCTCTGCAAGCAGTTGATACTATCAAATACACTGACCAAGACGGCGTTGAAACCGTATTTGATGCCGCAAATTATGTGGTTGACGCTGATTCTGAGCCCGGTAGAATAGCCCTGGGCTCTGGCGTATCCTGGCCAAAGGTGACGTTGAAGCCTATAGGTGGCGTTAAAATCAGATTTACGGCTGGCTATGGGGAAGCTTCGGCGGTGCCGATGATGGTTAAACAGGCAATGCTCCTGCTAATCGGACATTGGTATGAGCATAGAGAAGCTGTGCTTAGCGGAACCATTACAAAAGAGATTGAATTTGCAGTCCACGCACTATTATGGACAAATAGGGTGGTGCCGGTATGAGGGCCGGGGAGCTAAGGCATCGCATCACAATACAAAAACCAAATGGGTACACTCAAAATGCAGCCGGTGAAGATGTGCCCAACTACGCGGATTGGGTAACTGTTTGGGCAGCCGTTGAACCTCTGAAAGGAAGGGAATACCAGGAAGCCCAGAAGATGCGTGCCGAAACGTCTTACAGGATAAAACTACGTTATTTAGCCGGGATCACACCAGAAATGCAAGTTAGATTACGGGATGGAAGGCTCCTGGAGATCCAGAATGTGCTTAACATTGCTGAGCAAAACAGAGAATTGCATCTCATGTGCGTTGAGAAGGTGATGTAATGGGCATAGAGTTCACCTCTCTTGATGAATTCGAGAAAAAAATGCTCCGACTTGCTAAAAAAGAGTATCCCCAAGAGGCTAAGAAATTCATGCGGCAACTGGCCCGGGACACCATCAAGATTGCAAAGATAAAAACACCAAAAGGCCCCACTGGTAACCTGAAACGTGGTTGGAAAGTCGGTAAACTCTATATTCGGGATAACAGCATGAGCATTGTAGTGAAAAACATTGCGCCCCATGCCCATTTAATTGAGAAGGGTCATCAAAGAGGCCGTGTTTTTCGCACCAGGGAAGGTAACTGGAAAACAATCAAATGGACAAAAAATGTTGCGTTTGTTCCTGGTAATGAAATGCTGGCTCCGGCCCTAAAAAAAATTGAAGTGGAGATACCACAGCGGCTAAAGAATTGGATTACTAAGATGATACAGGAGGTGGGGCTGTGACACTAAAAGAGATTAAAACAGTCCTATCCGATAAATTAAAGACTGCAATGCCAACAGTTAAGGTATACGCCAAAGAAGTAAAGCAGGGATTTACTAAACCTGCTTTATTTGTTGAGGCCATACCGGTAAGTACTGAGAAAAGTGTGTATTATACCGACAAGACGATATCGGTAAAGATTAGGTACTTCTCCGAGTCTGGAGAATACCTAGATCTGGGGGAGAAAGCCGATTCCTTGATAGATTTGTTTTCTACCCCTTTAGTTGTAGGGGAAACCACTATCACAATATCTAATACCAACAGTGAGATAATTTCAGGCGAAGAAAACGACTACTTGGACTTTAGTTTCGATTTGAGTTATACAGAATGGGCTGAAGTCTTGGAAAAAGTTAATGTAAACGGTGAAACAGTATTTATGCTTCCGGATGAAGCAGCCGGATATACTCAAGATGCAATTTCTTTGATAGAGGAATTAAACTTAAACCTTAACGAATAGGGAATAGGAGGGATAAAGATGGGGCTTCCCCAGGTAATTATACAGTTTCAGACTTTGGCTGCATCGGCAGTTCAACGGAGCCAGCGGGGTATTGTAGCGCTGATTATAAAAGATGATACGGATACAACCTTTGATACTAAAGTCTACACCAGTGTTGATGAGATCGATGCTGCTGACTGGACTGCCACAAATAAGGATTACATCGAAAAGGCGTTTCTAGGCACTCCTACTAAGGTGATTGTTGAGCGATTGGCTACAGCGGCTACTGATTATAACGCCGCCCTGATCAGGTTGAAGAACAAAAAGTGGAACTACTTAGCCATTCCAGGAATTGCTTCCGCAGATGTTGCGGCCATATCCACTTGGATTAAAACGGAACGAGACACCAATAAGAAAACCTTTAAGGCTGTTCTGCCTAATTCGGTCAGCGACCACGAGGGGATCATCAACTTTGCAACAGACAATATCAAAGTTGGTGATAAGACTTACATAGCAGCGGAGTATTGCGCTCGTATTGCTGGGATCCTGGCTGGGTTGCCTTTTACCCGCTCGGCCACTTACTATGCTCTTCCAGAGGTTGAAAGCATCACAGAATCTGCTGATCCTGATGCCGACATTGATGCCGGCAAGCTAATTTTGGTGAATGATGGCGCCAAAATAAAGATTGGCCGGGGAGTAAACTCTTTGACTACTTTCGCGCCAACGAAGTCCTCACAATTCTCTAAAATTAAGATCATTGAGGCCGTGGACTTGGTTCGGGATGATATCCGGGATACATTTGACGGGGAGTATGTAGGCAAAGTAATAAACAATTATGATAACAAGATTCTCTTCTTGGCTGCTGTGAATGCCTATTTCCGGTCCTTGGCCGCCGATGATATCCTGGATCGCAACTATGACAACAAGGCTGAGATTGATATTGATGCTCAAAAAATCTATCTTCAAAGCCAGGGAGTGGATACTTCAATCATGACAGACCAGGAAATTAAGGAGTACAATACCGGGTCCAAGGTATTTGCCAAAGCATCTGTCAAATTTGTGGACGCTATGGAAGACTTGACCTTTACGGTCAATATGTAGGAGGTGTTGAGACGTGGGAAAACTGAGAGGTAATCAGCAACTGTCAGGAAGCTGGGGGCAACTCTGGTGGAACGGAGAATTGATTATAGAAGTTGAAAGCTTTGAAGCCAAAGTTACTGCTAACAGGGAAGATGTAGCTATTGGCATGGATGTCGACAGCAAAATAACCAGCTTGAAAGGGGAAGGCAGCTTCAAGATAAAGAAAGTTTATACCAGAGGAATTGACAAGATGCTGGCCAGCTGGGTCAGGGGAGAAGATCCAAGGGCCCAATTGGTTGGCAAGCTGAGCGATCCTGATGCTGTAGGAAAACAAACCGAGCGAGTTGTTTTTAACAATGTCTGGTTTAACGAAATAACCCTGATGCAGTTTGAAAAAGGACAAAAACTGGAACGGGAATTTCCGTTTGGATTCACGCCGAGCGATGTGGAGTTTCCCGACAAAATTGAGGTGAGATAATGGACAAAAAGAAGCTTACTATCAAAGATTTAATAGCAAAGAAAGAGGCGATTAAGGACCAAAGCAAAATCCTGCAGCTTTATGTAAAATCTTTAGATGGGCTTATTACTATCCAGAAGCCATCCAGGCAACTTTGTTTAGATGCTATTGAGATGGGTAATGCCGAAGGGGATGCCTATCTAGTCTATAATTCGGTAGTGGAACCAAATCTGAAAGATAAGGAGCTGCAGGATGCTTTTGGTTGCGTATCCCCGCTAGATATTGTTGAGGCTATTTTCGAACCTGGAGAAATAGTCTCTATTGCTAAAGAGTGTCTGGTCTTTGCCGGTTATGGAGATAATGTCAAACTGGTAGATGAAATAAAAAACTGATTGAAAATGATGGGGAATTATATATGCTCCATCATTACCTGCAAAAAGGGATTACCCCGGAATATATCTTGGGTCTGGACTGGACAACGCGATTGTTTTATCAAGCCAGCATGGAAGTTTGGTTAAAAGAGGAAGGGGAAAAGCTAAAGCTGCTGCGAGGCTAGACCCCTTCTTTCTCCTGGAAAAGAGGTGAGAACTTATGGCTTATAGTCTAGCGGGAGTGTTGTCTTTAAAAGATAAGAGCTTTACTAGTACCTTGAAACAGTCAGCAACAGAAGCAGCTAAATTTGATAACAAAATAAAGCATCTAAATAACCAGGTAAAAAAATTGGAAACTAGATTTACCGGCAGTTTTAAAAATATGGCTAAGGCTGGGGCTGGGTTTGCTGCCGGCTATCTGGGAATTACCGGGGCAGCCGGCTTGGTTGGCAGCGCAATTTCTGGAGCAGCAGATTTGGAAGGATACAGGAACACTTTGAACGTCGTAATGAAAGACCAGAAAAAGGCAGCAGAAACCATGGCTTGGGCTGTCAACTTTGCCAATAAAACGCCTTTTGAAACGGATGATATAGTGCAGGCCACGGTAAGACTGCAGAGCTATGGCATAAATGCCAAGGAGGTAATGACCTCTATTGGTGACATGGCCGGGGTGATGAACAAGGATATAATGCAGGCAGCAGAGGCCGTTGCCGATGCACAGACTGGCGAGTTAGAGCGGCTTAAAGAGTTCGGTATCACAAAACAAATGATAATCGATCATGCCAATAAAACCATGCGCGGAAAGCAAGTGGTTAACAATAAAGGCCAAATAACAGACCAAAAAGCCTTTAACAAGGCTTTATTTTCTTTGATGGAAGAGCGGTTTAAAGGCGGAATGGAAATCCAGGCCAATTCTTTCCGCGGCATTATGAGCACAGTAACCGGGGTATTCAAAACGTCAATTGCTCAAATGGCTGGGATATCAGCTACGGGAGAAGTTAAGGCCGGAGGCTTGTTTGATACTATCAAACAAAAAGCGAAATTACTTGCGGATACTCTAACCAGATGGGCCCAAGACGGGACGTTAGAGAGAGTCGGGGAAAGAATTACTGGAGTGTTTAACACACTCGGCAGTGCTATTGGATGGGTTAGAGATAATGCTGGCTGGCTCATTCCTGTTGTTGCTGGAGTAACATCTGCTATTATGGCCCAATCCATCATTGACAAAATATCAAAAGCGTACAAGGCATGGACTGCTATCACGAAAGGCCTAAGCACTGCGCAATTAGTTTTAAATGGAATTATGGCGGCATCTCCTTTTGGATTGGTTGCATTAGCGATTGGAGCGGTAGTGGCTGCCGGAGTAGTGTTATATCAAAACTGGGACACGATAAAACAAAAAGCTCTTGAATTATGGGAGAAGCTTGAAAACATCGGAAAGAAAATTAAAGAGTTTTTTGGGATTAAAGGGCAAGTCAATGTGGGTGTTTCGGTTACAGAAAGCTACCAAGATTATCCTGCCGCTGCTGTTCCGGCGTTTGCTGCGGGTATAAATCGAGTTCCGAGAGATACTCTGGCTTATGTCCATAAGGATGAGGCGATTATCCCCGCTCAATATAACCCATACAACCCCAATTCCAAGAGTATGGGTGCAGCTAACATAGTCATTAACATCAATGGTTATAACAAGCCCACTCGGGAGATTATCAATGAGTTTGTTCCGCAGCTTAAATTGGCCTTGGCCAATATGTAGGTGATGCTGTATGGATATTTATCTGTCAATTAACAATAGAGAACAGGTTATCAGGCTGCCGGTTGTTCCAAAAGAGATAAAAATACAATCGGATATGGACAATACAACGTTTAATACCATTACCCTGGGCGATATTAAACTTATTGGCCTGCCGGCGCTAAAGACTGTTTCCATACAGTCCTTTTTTCCGCAACAAGAGTATTCTTTTACTCGGGATAAAACATATAAAGGATGGGAGTATGTAGAAATTATTGTGGCATGGAAGGCGCGGAGAGAGCCTATTCGTTTAATAATAACGGAGACACCAATCAATATGGCCTGCACTATTGAATCTTTTGAGTATGGCCCTCAAGACGGTACAGGTGATGTGTATTATACCCTTTCTTTGAGCGAGTTTAAGTTTGTCCAGTTGGAGCAAAGGAGCGTCTAGAATGCATGAATTATATTCCGTTTCCAACAGCATACAGACTCGCCTTACTCCATTGGTTGGCACTATAACCAGGCGGTCAAATATCGACGAACTAGGGGAGCAATTAGACTTTGATCTTGCTTTCAACGATGATAAATATACACCTGTAGCACCGGTAGATATAGGGAGCCTTATCGTACTGCAGAATAGGGATGAGATCTTTCGTGGAATAGTAGTCACCGAGACCAAAAACGGTCGTGAGTCTATCCAATACAACTGTTTTGATTATGCGTTTTACCTCAATAAGTCTAAGGGAATATATCAGTTTAACAAAGTAAAAGGTGAAGTGGCTATAACCACTATGCTTAATGAGTTTTCTGTGCCAATCGGTAATATTGAACTTTTGGGAATAGTGGTGGATAAGATCTACCAGGAAGAAATCAGCTCTATTATCAAAGATATCCTGGACCAGGCCGAGAAGCAAACTGGAATTAAATACCGTATGGAGATGCGAACAGGAAAACTTTTCATTGAAAAACAGCAGAATCAGATCATTAAGGCTAGTTTCAAGTTGTATGAGACAGGCCCGGAAGTTGATGTTGTAACTGCTATCCGTAATCCATCCCGTAAGCGAAGCATTGAGAATATGCGAAACAGTATTAAGGTTACCGGTAACGATAAAGTTATTGCCGAAGCTAGGAACGAGACATTAATTAAACAATATGGACTGCTCCAGGAAATCAGTCAGTTGGACGACAAGGATATTGCCCAGGCCAAGAACATAGCTCAAAACATGCTTAAGGACCTGGGAAAAATCTTTGAGGAAAGCTCTATTGAAGTACCTGGCGATGACCAGGTTAGAGCTGGAAGGATATTGGAAATAACCGAGTCGGTAACTGGCATGAGCGGCCAGTATCTCATTAAAGATGTTACTCATACCATCAGTGGCGGCTTGCATACTATGTACCTGGGATTGGAGGTGATCTGATGGACGGCATAACTGAATTCGCCAAGCTCCTAAAAGAACGCGAAAACAAGCTGTATTCCGGTCCGGCAATCGGAGTGGTGCAGAGTGTATCACCGTTAAAGGTTATATTGGGGGATAGAATCGTTCTGACCGGTACGAGGCTGATAGCAGCTGCTCAGGTATTTGCCGCTTATGCGGAGCCTTTGAGCCAGTGTGATGAAGTAATCCTCATTCCTTCCGGAGACGGGCAGAAGTATTATCTGATTGACAAGGCGGTGAGGATTTAATGCTGCCTGATATAGCGAAATTTGATATTAATACCCAGGCCCAGAGGAGCCCCACAATTGGGAAGTCGTTTCTGTTTGACTTTACCGCCGGTGACTTTGTCATCAAGGATGGCCGCCTAGTTAAAACGGAGGATATCGAGGCCTTGAAAGGCTGGATTACCAAGGTACTAAAAACAGAAAAATTCCGCTTTGCCGTATATGCCCGAGAGGACAAAAATGAGTATGGAGTTACCATCGAAGATCTATTGATAGGCTATAACTACCCGCCACAGTTTATTGAAAGCGAGTTAAAGCGAGAGATAGAATCAGCTCTCGTAAAACAGCCTATGATAAGCAGCTTGTCAAACTGGTCTATAACAAGAGATGGAGCTAAGGCCAATATCGTTTTTCGGGTTAATTTAGTCACAGGGGTATCCTTTAACCAGGAGGTGACAATATAAATGGGCAATACTAGGGATGAGATCCAGGCCAGGATGCTAGCTAATATTAGTAATGAATATGACAAGAGCGAAGGCTCTTTTTTTTATGATGCCCTGAAGCCAGTTGCTATTGAAATGGAGGCGGCCTATGCTGAATTAGAAACTGCACCGGAAAACTTCTTCGTAGTTACAGCTACAGGAAGCAATCTTGATAAAAGAGTGGCCGAGCAGGGCTTGGTAAGGAAGCCGGCAGTAAAAGCTACAACAATCGTAATTATTACCGGGAACGAGGGGGCAATAATCAATAGTGGCGATAAAGTGGCTAGTGATACGGTTAATTTTATTATCAAAGAGTCGAAAACTATAGGGATTACTGGCCAGGAAAGTGTCCTGGTGGAGTGCGAGATTGCGGGAAGTATTGGAAACGTTCCGGCAGGAGCGATTAAATATTTCCCCATCACCCTTCCTGGCCTTACAGCTGTAACTAATCCTGATCCAGTCACCAACGGCTATGATGGAGAAACTGACGCTGAACTGCGGGCCAGGTATTTTGCCAAAGTTCAGACGCCTGCAACATCCGGAAACAAATATCACTACCGCAACTGGGCCCTGGAAAAATCAGGTGTAGGTGATGCCAAGGTATTTCCTCTCTGGAATGGAGCAGGAACTGTAAAGGTAGTTATCATAAATTCCAACAAACGAGCGGCGGATGCGCAGCTAGTGACCGATGTCGCTAATTATATCGAAGAACAGCGGCCCATTGGGGCCACAGTAACCGTGACCAGTGCGGAAGAGTTAGTAATAAATATTAGTGTAACCCTAACCTTAGCGGCAGGCTACACGTTAGAGCAGGCCCGGGCATCTATAGAGGCAAAGGTAACTGATTATCTTAAGTCAATTGCTTTTATATCCGATTTCGTGAGTTATGTCATTATCGGTAGCTTAATCCTCCAGGCTGATGGGGTAACAGATTACTCCGGACTTACTGTCAACGGTGGCACCAGCAACATAACTATAGGAGCTGAACAGGTAGCTGTGCTGGGGGTGGTGACCATTGCCTGATTTGATGGCGTATTTGCCTAATTATTACCGGATATCCAAGGTAATGCAAAATATTACGAGTGCAGAGAGCGCTGAGATAGAGCTATTTAAAACGAAACTGGTCCAGCTGTTGGACCAGTTTTTTGTTGACACAGCTACATATACCCTGGAGGATTGGGAACGGGAACTGGGGATCCCGGTAGACAACTCTAAGTCGGATGCATACAGGCGAAGTGTGATAAAGTCAAAACTGAGAGGGTCAGGCACAATAACCGTAAACCTCATAAAAAACGTGGCTGAAAGTTACTCGAATGGTGAAGTTGAGGTTATCGAAGATAATCCAAATTATCATTTTGTGATAAAGTTCGTCGGGACAATAGGCATACCTCCAAATATGGATGACTTGGAAAAGGCCATTGAGGATATTAAGCCGGCCCATCTAGGTTACATCTTCGAGTACACTTACAATACTTATAATTATCTGAGCCAGTTTACCCACGATCACTTAGCTTTATATACCTATTCTGCGCTTAGAGAGGAAGAGGTGATTTAATGCCTGATTTTACACCTAATTACAATCTTAAAAAACCCTTGGGAAATGAAAATTATAACGTGGCAGATCAAAACGCCAATATGGATGCAATCGACACAGCCCTCACGCCTACAGCCGACCCGGCACTGACTCCCACGGGCAACGGGCCAGGCAAATTGGTGCAGTGGGTTGGGTGGCTGGCAAACCGTATTAAAGCGATCACCGGCAAGGCAAACTGGTACGACACGCCGGACATCACCCTGGCAAACCTTGCTGTCCACAAATCCCGCCACGCCACTGGCGGCACAGACGCTTTGACTCCTGCTGACATAGGGGCGGCGTCGGCCAGTGACCTTACTGCGCATTTGGCAGATAATATGCCACATAGGGCACCCGACCCCAGTACGGGGAAGGTATACCGTTGGGGATTAGCCATTCAAAACGGAGAATGGGGTATTATCTACGAGGAGGTAGTATAACGTGTCTATATTTGTACCGCTTGGAGGAGACCTGGCTGGCAACCTGGTGGCTGGCCTAATAGGGAACAACATCGTTGACGCGTTTGCTGTCGCAGATGCTAACTCGCAAACTGGTAAGCTATTACGTCACCTAATAGGGCCAGCGTTTGATGAATTTAAGAGTTTAGCCGACATGAATGCGGTAGCTGCCTCGGCTACGGCCATGAATGCGGTAGTTGCCTCGGCTACGGCCATGAATGCGGTAGTTGCCTCGGC